CCGACTATGAGCCAGATAACTGGATTGGCGTGCATGGTGACTCCGGATAAAGAAAAACCCGCAGGGTGCGGGTTTGTTATTTCAGTGGAGGCTTCGGTATTGGCATCCAGTGTGTGACATCACCAGGAACAGAATAGTAATCGTGTTGTGTTTGCCAGGTATCTCCATCCCACCATCCCTGGCCTACATCATGACCATTGGAGATGTTTACATCCGTCATTCCTTCCGGCATCCGCTCACTGCAAGCCACCCAGACATCATTGGCGCAGGCATGAGTCGGCGCTGCTGCGAGCATGGCGCGATAGGTTGGGTTGATAGCATCATGCTCATTCATGGCTGCCCATCCCGCCTTGTTCATTGCTTCTGTCGGCTCAACCGGCACCAGCACCCAACCATCCGGAATCACCGGAGAGTTGCCATCGCCTTCTGGCATATCCGGTCCCTTTCGAATCGCCTTTGCAAGATCAACAGGGTCATCGTAAAGCCAGTCGCCGGTCTGTGGATGATTGGCTTCTGCAAGTTGCGCAGCCCATTCAAGGCCGTCTTTTTGACCTTGCAGATAATCCAGCGGCAACTTATCATGATTGCTTTCAGGTTCGGCACCCTGAAGCATGGCTGCGCGGCGTGACAGCAGTCTTTTGGCCTCAATACTGCCTTCTGCCTCAAGCTCCCCGTCAGCCTCTAAGCCACCCTCAAGGTATTCAACCGCATCAGCAATCCACTTCCGCCACTCATCAGGCACAGATACCGGCGCTGGAGGGGCGGTGAAAAGAGGTACGATTTTCCGTGCCCGCCCCTCTTCGATAGCCCACTCTGG